AAAGTGGACAACGTGGGATGCCACATAGCAGAAGTACCTGTAATAACTTATTACGTTGCAACAGACACGGCCCGCGTTACTATTGAATGCGATAGCGACATCTTGTTTAACTATTTACCTGCCATAATAGATGAGGCTGATTAAAATGTACGAATACAAAGCAACTATTATAAAAATCGTGGATGGGGATACATGCGATGTGGATATTGATCTTGGGTTTGACGTTTGGGTGCGCCGTCAGCGCATTCGTTTATTTGGAATTGATACACCCGAATGTAGAACTAGAAATAAGGCTGAAAAGGCCCACGGAATGCTTGCCAAAAAATACGTTCAAGCGGCTCTCAAGTTGGGAGGAGTTTATGCGCTCCGAACAAGAGAGAAGGGAAAGTTTGGAAGGTACTTGGGGGAAATCAAAGTCGGACGGACGACCATTAATAAACTACTCATCAAAGAAAAGTTGGCTGTCGCGTACACCGGGCAAAATAAAAAAGACATAGCTGCTGCACAAGAAGCTAATCGTTTAGCACTAATAGAAGAAGGGAAGCTGTAATGAATAAAACACAAATGGCAACGTTGGTTTGGGAAGAAGAGTATGGCGAAGGTAGTGTGGAGCTAGTAGAAGAATTTATTGAGGAAAATACAATTACTCAACTAGATGCCTTGCAAGATTGGATTGATGCGCTAACTAATCTTTATAACGAAACCTTAGAAACTTTTGAAACAAAGCATTAAGGAAAATTATGACAGCTTGGTCCTACAGTAGCATCAGCACTTTTAAGCAATGCCCTAAGAAGTATTACCACCTGAAAGTAGCTAAGGACGTCAAAGATACGGGCAGCGAAGCTATGCTCTATGGCAACCAAGTACACAAAGCTGCGGAAGACTTTATAAAGAAGGGTACACCTTTCCCCAAAAAGTTTGAGTACCTAAACCCCATAGTAAATTCTTTGAACTCTATAGAAGGAGATAAGCATTGCGAGTTAAGGTTCGGCGTTGCTTATGATGGTGAGAAACACACGCCGACTACTTTTTTTGCTGAAGACGTTTGGTATAGAGGCATAGCTGACTTAGTTATAGTGAACGAAGACAAAGCATTTCTAATTGATTACAAGACAGGCAAAAACGCCAAGTACGCAGACACTGCACAGTTAGATATGCTAGCAGCTGCTACCTTTACTCATTTTCCCGAAGTCACCCATATAAAATCTGCGTTAGCTTACGTGGTTAGTAATGAGTTTATAAAGAAAAACCATACACGAGACGAGCAAGAGCTTTTGTACACTACTTTCGACGAGCCGTTAGAGGCACTAGCAGCGGCAGAAGAACACGATGTGTGGAATGCAAAAAGCAGCCCGCTGTGTGGTTGGTGCCCAGTAACTTCATGCGAACATTATAGGGAAAGATAACGATGCCTAAAATGAAACGAGCAAAGCATAAGGTTATAGAAAAATTTCCTAGTTTTGAGGAACTTAAAAATCTATTTATAGAGTTAGGTATAGTTAGAGAAGATGCGGCTTATCTTGTAGTTCCAGCTTCTACTTATGGAGGCTTACATAAATGCCGGAAAGTTCAAGAATTGGACTGGAGGCAAGCAGGCACTAACTGCACAGAACCCGATGGGACACGTATACACGGAAAATTCTTTATAAGAAGAAAGTCAAAAGTTTATTTTTTTGACGCTCAAAACATGCCAGTGTTAATGCGTGGGACTTGGCAAATAACAAAATTAGTAGCCGGTAACGATCCAACCCACTATATGGCTAGGCACATATACTGGCACACCAACTCAGCGGTGAGGGAAAGATTTTTAAAGTTCTACAAAGCTACTACCATTTCGCAAAAAGACGCTCAGCTTTGGGCCACCAAGTTAAATACTTTAATGAACAACTCGGGAAAAGATAAACGCTACGTTTACCACCGAACCACGTTTGAAAACCGCGTTGTATACCCCCACCAATTAAACCTCAGAAATGAATTCTTTTATGTCTTTGGTGTTCGGTGTCATTGCGAAGGCCGTGAAAGGTTCCAAATAGTTAAAACGATTTATAGACACATAAAGAAGTTAAGCAGTTTAACCAACCTAAGTAAGGAGAAGGAAAAATGGCAGCAATTAATACAGCAGGCGATCTAAGGAAGTTTCTTTGCAATTCAATTAACTCTGTAGCGAACGGTACAATGGACATATCTAAGGCAAGAGAGGTAACTAAATTAGCAGGGCAAGTTAACGAGTCATTCTATTCTGAGGTCAAAGTTGCTCGGCTTCAAATGGATATGGAGAAAGAAGTACACAAACTAGGTTCTCTACCTGTAAACAAATAGGAGTCGATAATGGTTGCTAAGAAACGAGATTACAAAGCCGAGTACGCTAAGTACCAAGGCACTGAAGAACAAAAGAAGAAACGTGCGCAACGCAACAAAGCTAGGCGAAAGGCAACGAGGGAAGGTAAGGTCTCTAAGGGCGACGGAAAAGACGTAGCCCATAGGAAAGCTATGGACAAAGGCGGCAAAAACTCTGATGGAGTTAGGGTAGAAACTGCTAGCCGCAATCGTTCCTTTAAGAGAGATGCTAAAGGCAATTTAGTTTCAGAAACTAGTGACCGCGAACGCAAGAAGAAGAAGACGTCTAAAGCATGAAGATAATAGACAATAAATACGTGCTCCTGCGGACACGTAGGCCGGAGTTAGTTACAGAGAAAGTACCAGAACATCGGGTAATTAAAGAAAATCCTGATGGTTTCTGCGAATTGTCAGTTAAATGGGAGCAAATAGAATCGCAAGCATTGGCAAGTCTTGGAGTTAGCGTTCCTTCTCCTATACAACGGGACTACAAATGGACAGGCAAGTTTACCCCCTTCGATCACCAACGTACGACAGCGGCGTTCCTTAGCATACGGAAAAAAGCTTTTTGTTTTAATGAGCAGGGCACGGGCAAAACCGCTTCTGTTATTTGGGCTGCGGATTACTTAATGAAGTTAGGTCTTATACGTAGGGTGTTAGTTATATGCCCTTTATCTATTATGAAATCCGCGTGGCAAGAGGACTTGTTTACTTTTGCTATGCACCGAGGCTGTTCAGTGGCGCATGGGACAGCAGACCAAAGGCGTAAAATAATAGACGCAGGTGCAGATTTTGTAATTATTAATTTTGACGGTGTTGCTGTAGTACAAGACGCTATTCGTGATGGTGGGTTTGACATGATAGTTGTTGACGAGGCTAACGCATATAAAAACGTGCAAACAAACCGTTGGAAAGTATTAAAAAAGCTTACAGATAAAATAGAGTGGCTATGGATGCTTACTGGCACACCCGCTGCGCAGTCCCCTGTAGATGCTTTTGGCTTGGCTAGATTAGTAAACCCTGAAAAAGTTCCTAGGTATTTCGGGCAGTTTAGAGACAAAGTGATGTATAAGCTTACCCAGTACAAATGGAAACCTACCCCAATGGCGGACAAGATTGTACACCAAGTATTGCAACCTGCTATACGGTTTGAAAAAGACCAGTGCCTCGATCTACCGCCTGTAACTCACGTAGAACGAGAAGCCCCGTTAACCGCGCAACAAGAAAAATACTACCAAGTGCTTAAGAAGCAAATGGTAATGGAAGCAGATGGGGAGCAAGTAAGTTCTGTCAATGCCGCAACAAACATTAACAAGTTGTTGCAAATATCAGGGGGTGCAGTTTACACGGACGATAGACAAATCATTGAGTTTGATGTGAGTAACCGCCTACGGGTAGTGCTGGAAGTTATCGAAGAGTCTAGTCATAAGGTGCTAGTTTTTGTACCGTTTACTCATACTATTGAATTACTTAAAGAATTTTTAATTAAGAAAAAAATAAAATGCGATGTTATAGCAGGTAAAGTTTCGGTCAACAGACGCAGCGAGATAATCAAACAATTTCAACAAACTCCTGACCCACAAGTGCTAATCATCCAACCTCAAGCTGCTTCTCATGGTTTGACTTTAACAGCCGCCAATACAATTATTTGGTACGCCCCCGTTACTAGCGTAGAAACCTACCTGCAAGCTAACGCTCGTATAGACCGCCCCGGTCAGCACAACCCGATGACTATTGTGCATGTAACAGGCAGCGAAGTAGAAGCACGCCTGTACAAGATGTTGCGCTCCAACATTGATAACCACAATAAAATAGTCGATTTATACAAACAAGAAATAAACGATTGACAATGTAAACAGAAGATGTAAACTGATCCTCCCCACAAGCAAAAGGAGGATTCGATGGACACCTACAATGCGTCCCAACTAGCGGACATTTACATAAAGATGCGCGCCCAAATACGCGAATTAGAAGATAAAGTCAAAGCCATAAAGCATCAGCAAACTATGGTAACAGACAAGATGCTAGAGCTTTGCAGTGACCAAGATGTAAACAGTTTAGCTACTACCAACGGAACGATAAGCCGTAGGCTTAACTCCAGTTACTGGACTAGTGATTGGGACAGCTTCTACAACTTTGTAAAAGATAACGACGCTTATCACCTTTTGGAAAAGCGTATTCATAACGGAAATATGAAAGAATTTTTAGCAGATAACCCTGACGCTGTACCGATGGGCTTGCAGTCTAAAAAGCAGTACGTAATTAGTGTAAGAAAACCTAAACCTAAAGTAGGAGATGACAATGAGTAACGACGTATCTATTTTTCAAAACCAAACAGGCGTATCGACACGCCGCACTAGTGCGCTGGGAGAGAAACTAAAAGCTAGTTCTACGATATATAGCCGCCGCATACAAACAAGTAACAAAGGCTTTTTTAGGAAGATCATTAACGGTGAGCAAGTAGGTGAGCCTATTCGTGACGAGTTTGAAGCTATCATTATTAATATGCTGCCTAAAGTCTCACGCATATACTACAAAGATAAATTTGACCCTAGCAAAGACGCTACTCTCCCTAACTGTTGGTCTAACGAGGGTGATAAGCCAGAAGAAGGGGCGGTTGATAAACAGCATAGCAACTGTGCAGACTGCGCTATGAACATAAAAGGTTCTGGCGATAACGGCGGTAAAGCGTGTAGGTTCCAACGCCGTATAGCTATCATGCTAGCGGGAGACACATCGGGCGATCTGTACCAGTTTAATATCCCTGCTAAGTCTTTGTTTGGTAAAGGTTCAGGGAACGAGCATCCTTTTGAAAGCTACGTAAAGTTTTTGTTTAGCAATCGTGAAGCCCCAGATACAGTGGTAACTAAGATTAGTTATGACTTAGGCGCAGAGTCTATGGAACTCCTCTTCACTCCAGTGCGCTCTCTTACTGACGAAGAATACGACGCGGTTAGTGCAGTGCAGACATCTCCCGAAGCTACGGCGTATACAAAAATTACTGTAGCCCAAGCGGATGGAGTTACTGCAACCCCTAAAATAGAAGCTCCGAAGCCGAAGGTAACTCGCTCTGAAGAACCAGAAGAAGAAGAA